AACCTATCTGCGTTTGTAACTGCGTATGGATACACCGGAGGTAAGTAATCAGCAAAAACTTTTGCTAAAAGTCTAAATTCTTGTCTCATTCCGTAGTAACAACGCTTGTGAATAGCACTCATGACACGAGAACCACGCTCCAAGAGAGCAACTGTAGTCCCAACAGCTGCTTGTTGGTTTCCATCACCAACTTGCATGTCTGCAATCGATGCAAATCTTTGTCCTGCTTGTACTACAAAGCCTAAAAGTTGAAATAAAGTTGCACTTGGCTCTTTAAAAGGTAAAATTTGAAACTGATCTTTAATATTTCCGCCTGGCGCATCAACATCTCTGAACTCTCCAGGTTGAAAAGGTTGGTCATCATCTCTAATTCTTATTCCTCTAGATTTAAATCCAGCAGGTAAGTTAGCTAGAGTACCAGCATCTAATAATTGTCTTAATGCTTGAGTAGCAGATCTAGATAAGCCACCAATCATATGAATTAAACCAAAACCATAGAAACCTAGACCTGGTAAAAACTTATAGTGAACAAAATATTCTCTTCTTGTCGCTAAGTCATCATCTTGATTGTAATTTCTATAAATAGATAATACTTCCCCTGAACCTTCATCAATTGAAACGATGTATGGAAGCTTAACTTCTTTTTCTGCATCTTCTGTTTCAAACTGATTTATGTTCAAATCAATATGCATTTCTAAAATATTGTATTGGTATTCTTTTTCTCCTGCAGGCTTAACACCTTCAAGTTCATTTAGTTTATCTTGTACAGGGTTTTGCTCAGCTTGTTTTGCTATTAATTCTACATCTCTATAGAATCCAGCTTTTTGTTGTTTAAGAACATTATTCTCTGACATCTTAACAACGTGTGTAATTCTTTCGCAATCTTTTAAATCAGTTGCGTAGTAAGGAACAATTAAATCCTCTGCAGGTACAAATTTTGATACTGCTCTTTGTTTAATCTCGTCGTAGTAAATCTTTTTAAATGCAGACCCTGCTAATGGTAAATAGAATAACATCTGATCCGTGTCTGGAGTGTACTCTTCCATCTCCTCCATTAACATATAGTTCATGAAATCTTTTACACGTTCTGCTTGTTGTTGAGTTTCTGGTGTGTCTGCTCCAATGACAGCTGTTCTTACAGGACCATCACTTGGTAATAATTCTTTATAAGCTTGTGCTTGAAATTGTGTAACAGCTTCTGATAAGAGCGGGTGGGTAACACCACTTGCACCTTGAAATGGTCTAGTATTATTTACATACTTAAATCCAAGTAAATCTAAACCACTAGTGTAAGCCTGCTCCCAATCCGATCTTGAAACCTTATCTCTTTTGTAATCTTGAATAAGTTCAGCAGAGATTCGACCTAATGTTCGGTCATCCATCTCATCAGCTAAGTTTCTATAAAAGTCTTCTTCGGTTTCTTCTTCTTCTTGAGGAATTTCTTCCTCTCCACCTTCAACTTCTACGTCAACTTCTTCTGTTACTTCTTCTTCTTCAGGAAGTTCATTTTGTTTCTCTACTTCAGCCATTTAACAAATCTTAGTTGGTTTACTTCTTGCTAGTTTGTTTCCTCTTGCTTCAATCATGGTACCATTATTAGCTTTAATCATTTTACCATATTTAGCCCCGTCCATTTCACCTAAACCAAAACCAGTCGTTCCACCCATATCAATTCCACCTAATACATCAGCTGGACTAGAACTTTTGTTTGGTCCTGGACCTGTGTTAAGTCCTTTTTTTCTATAAACGTTAACTGCATCCATTACTTTTTCTTTAAAGCCTTTTTTCTTTGCAATTCCGCTCATCATTGATTTGTCGCCGCCTTCAGTTTTAAGGTAGGCATCCATTTCTTTTTTCTGCCCCAGCATTTTAGATCCCGCATAAGCTGCGACACCTGCTGCTAGAAATTTTTTAAGTTTTTTGCTTGCCATGATATATCTCCTATTGTTATAACAGGTTTATAATATCATGCAAATATATTTACGACTAGTCCACCCGTGTTATAGGCTTTAAAAGGCTTATCAGCCATTTCTTTATTAACCCTGATAGCATAAGCATCAAAATATAACCTAGGATCACCTTCCATTATCTTCTCAACATGTCCACCATAACGTCCTGAATAAAACAGAGCTTCTTGTTCAGTTTTAAAAGCAGCTTTATGTTGAGTTCCTGATTTGTCTGGGTTAAGACCAAATTCTTTTTTAGTTTCTACTGCTTGCGCAACTTTAAAAGGTTTATTAGGATCTGACTTTGCAACCGGTATTGTTTTAACTTCTGAACCATATTCTCTAGCTATTTTATCCATTGCTGCAGGTAAAGTTGCTTTCTTTTTAGGGTCTGTAAAACCTTGCATTGGAACTTCATTATCGTTAGCATCTTTTCTAACTACTCCTTGTCTACCGCCATAACCTTTAAAACCTGCTTTACCTGTTCTTGTTCCGTAAAATTCTATGTCCCCTAAATACTTAGTTCTTTTTGCATGGTGTAAGTATTCAACAGGTGAGATGGCTAACCAATCTACACCTCTGTCTACTGCATCTTTAATTTGATTTTTAAGAGCATGTGCACCCCAGTTCTCTTTTCCGTAAAGAGGTAAAAAAGGAATCCCGTCTTGAGCTTCCCTGTTTGTTATATTAGATAAGTTAAGTGAGTTAGATCTCATTTCTCTAAATTCACTATTGAGTGTATTAAATCTTGCTTGGTCTTCTCTAGTCGCTTTGATCCCTTTAGCTGAAATCGTTTTCATTTCATCAACTATTTTTTCAAGCTTTCTATTTGCAGAAAAGAACTCTATCTCTGTACCAAAGGCATTTTGTACTTTATCCCTTGCCGGGTTAATCTTTCTTAGCTTTTGGTGGTAGTCAGATTGTATCTCATCAATCATCATAACTTTTTGATTCTCATTACCCCCACTTCTAATACTACCTCTTACATGATAAATCTGATTAGGTATTTTTTTCTCACCGCTGTTATAGTGCCTGTTATACCCACTACTTAGTTTCTGCCCCATGGGTAATTCTTTAGGGTAATACACTACATTTTCAAAATACTCATCCCCACCTTTAATTCTATACTCACCATAATTTCCATACTTAGTTTCAAACCCTTGTGTCTTTTGTAATTGTAGTCTTCTAAAAAGATCTATGTCTTTTGCTTTACCTGCTTCAGTAATTCTGCTTATCTCTAACGGATCTACCTCAACCCCAAGACGTCTAACTTTTGGAATTAAAGCTTCGTAGCTGCCTATAAGGTCACCAAAAGGAGACTTATCAAAATCACTATACTGATCCTCTACTTCTTTAAATTTATTGTACATCAAAGCATTTTGTTTTCTTACATTTTTTTGAATTACGTCTACAATCTCTATAATATCTTCTGTTTCTTGGCTGTCCCCTGCTTTAGCAATAACTTTATTTTTTATACCATCTAAACTATTGTTAATGTCACGCCCTAGATCCTCAGCTTCATCCACTATTTTAACATCGGTTCCAAGCTTTCTCATTTTTAAATTATTAACAGGTGCTTTTTCTACAATGTATAATAAATCCATTTTAGTTAATGGAATCTTCTTTTCTTGAGCTACCTTTAGAAAACCACCTACAAGATTTCCAGCTTTATCAAACTGTGCAATATTTGCGTCCCACATCTCTTCTCTCTTGACTGCTTGTGATATATTTTTGAATTCAGGATTACCTGTCTTAAAAGATCCTGGACCCCCTGATTTAAAATCTTTAATCCACTCTTCTGGTTTTCTAGCTCCAGCAATAGGGTGTCTTGCAATGTAATCGTAAAGAGATGAACCAATTCTTTTTGTTTTACCCCCACGAGAAAGTGGAGCGTTGTAAGACATCTTTTGAAGTTCTTTTGATCTTGCGATTGCAACTTGTCTAATTTGTTCTTGTTGCGATATCTGAGGTGCCATCATTGCTCGACCCCTATCCATCTTAGTTGGAACTACAGATAGTATTTCATCTACCTCATCAACTGGTCCTGGTCCCGTGGTTCGTGAAACGGGAGCCTTGGGTAATTTGATTCCTGCGATTTTTTTTATAGCTCTACCGATAGGGTTCCTAAGGGCCACGGCTCCTGCACCAGCTAATACTAATCCTGCAACGCCTCTAGCTGCTGATGGTTCGTAGGGTTCTAGATCAGATCTATTAACAGGTACTGAGGATGTTTTGTCATTCTCAATAATTTCTTGCCTGTTTAAATCCGCAAGTCCAGCCATTACTTAACTCCTGAAAATTTAGTTCCTTGAATTGCAACTCCACCACCAGATGAAAATTTTTTCTTTATTTGAAACCCAAAATAATTTTTACCTATTGAAGCAGAAGTTTCTGCTTTTGTTTCATCAGGAACATACCCCGGGTTTTCACCTGTTTGAAATTTACTTTTTTGTTTTGTAAGGTTAATACGAATTTTACCTTTTCCATCGCCTTTAAATAAACTTTTAAGATCAGAACCTCCTAAAGTAGTATGATATGGGCCTTCTTTATTTCTATCAATATTTTTTTCAGGGTCGTTTACTGATACACCAAAACTGTAAAGATTTTTATTATTAGTATTTTTCTTACCCATGATTAGTCAATTAGATCTTTAATGTAATCTCCGCCTTTACCAACTACATTCTCTACGATTCCAGGGTTGCCTCTTGGTCTTGGTTTATGTCCCATATCCATTCCACCACCTTTGTTCATAGTTGTAGGTATTGCTGCCATACCTGGTGATGCAGAAGCTACTTCTTTTTTACCTTTAAAAAATTTCTTTAAAGTATCTCTACCTTTTTTAGTTGCTAATACTGCAACTCCAAGTACTGCTTTGACAGGTTTGATTTGTCCGCCTTTGTTTCTTGCTGTAGGTTTTGCAATCCCAAAAGCAGAAGTTTTTTTCAAAACAGTATCAGTATCACCTGTGTAGGATGCTAATATTTTTTTTGCTATATCTTGTTCACCTGCTCTTTTGCCTAAATAATTTGAAGCTCCCAAAGCAACAGCACCAACTCCTACTTTTAATGCATCTTTATATTTTTTCTTCATAATAATCTCCTAATAATATTTATATTCCTTCGGAATGTTATAAAACTCATCCTCA